GGATGTTCTACGATCCGACTCCTATCTTGATCAGGCCTACTTGGCTGATTTTGAGAGAATGTCGAATATGCTGTTTGGAGAATTATTTTCCAAAGTTGACATGGATGTCAACTGGTATCGTTTGATACCAAAGCATGGGCCAGGCGCGACCGCTGATCGGCTTAGCAATAATGCTAAGTGGGATCAGCGGACCTGGACCCGTCGACTTGAGCGGGTATTTCCCGCTTGGGTCTATTCGGCCTCTAACCTCGAGAATTATTCTCGAGAAGTTATGCCGGATATGAACATCCTCGAACCCGATGCCGAGATTCCCGTAAGGGTGATCACGGTACCTAAGACGCTCAAAACACCCCGGATCATCGCAATAGAACCAACTGTTATGCAATATGCACAGCAGGCGGTGTTGCGGTCGATCCTTGACGCGTTTAGTGAGGATAGTTTCCTCTCGCGCGTTATCGGTTTTGACGATCAGGATCCCAATAGGGACCTTGCTCGTCAAGGGTCACTTCGCGGTGACCTCGCTACGCTAGATCTTAGCGAAGCTTCCGATCGTGTTTCGAATCAGCATGTATGTGCCATGTTGCGTGCCCATCCTCGTTTGCTCGAGGTGGTGCAGGCTGCCCGGTCACAAAAGGCTGATGTGCCTGGTCATGGAGTAATTCCATTGGCCAAGTTCGCCTCTATGGGTTCAGCTCTCTGCTTTCCCTTTGAAGCAATGGTTTTCTTAACATTGATCTTCTTGGGGATTGAAAGGGAGCTAAGTGCCCCACTTTCCCGCGAATCGCTGATTAAGCGATATCGTAGGCAGGTGCGTGTCTTTGGGGACGATTTAGTTGTTCCCAGAGACTCTGTGCTATCCGTCGTTGATGAACTGCAAACTTTTGGTTATGCAGTCAACATCAGCAAGTCTTACTGGACCGGAAGGTTCAGAGAGTCTTGCGGACGGGAGTACTATGATGGCCAAGACGTTTCCATTGTCAAGGTCAGAATGGTACTTCCGACGCGACGGCAGGACGCCGACGGCGTTCAAGCCGCCGTTTCGCTGCGAAACCGCCTTTATTGGGCGGGTTTGTGGCAGAGCGCGCGGTGGATGGATTTCCACTTAGGGAGACTGTTAAAGGTCTTCCCGACAGTGGCACCCACCTCGCCGTTATTGGGCAGGGAGTCTGCGCTGGGTTATGAATTCCAGCGCCTTCATCCATACCACCATAGCCCTCTAACTAAGGGCTATTTTGCGGTGGCCAAACCACCTCCAAGTCATTTGGAGGGGGCTGGTGCCCTACTCAAGTGCCTATTGCGCCGTAGCCATGCAAAGACAGACCTTTGGTCTGAGTCTCAGCGGAGGCAAAGCGCCGTCAGCGAGTCAAACGTTGATGAAGAGCACTTGGAGCGTACTGGACGCCCCGAGCACGTCAGCATCAAGCTCGGGTGGCGCTCACCATTTTAATTAGGTGAGCGGGGTCTTAGACCCTGTGG